AGTGCCAATTTACACAAAGGGGTTTTTTAAATGCGTAATACCGTAAGGATTTCCGACGTTACTGACGGCGGTACGCTGCTTGAATGCCTGAAAGCGCTTGCAAATCGCCTTGCTGATGAAATTGACATATGCAGAGCTGGGGATGCGAACGATGCAAAAGTATTGTCATGTCTTGCGCGTCAGTATCGCGAGACCGTTATAAAAATCGACGCGCTAGAAAGCGGAACCGATGACAACGACGAGATTGCTACCATCATCCTACGCAACAGGAAATCAGATACCAACTAGCTTTATCGTGCCGGACTTCGCAAGCAATGACGTTTTCGACACGATTGATTTGCTAAGCGAAGCTGGCTTTGAGTGCATGGATTGGCAGGCGTTCTTGCTCGAAGCGTGGATGGGCGTTTTGCCAAATGGTAGATGGTCAGCGCCGACGGTGGGCAACGAAACCAGCCGCCAGCAAGGAAAGACGCGATGCATCCAGGGCAGAGCTGCGGCAGAAATGCTTTTCTACGATGGCACCGTAATTTATACTGCGCAGCTCCAAAAAACATCAACTGAGACTTTCGAGGAAATGGCGCAGCTGATGGATGCGCGAGCGTTGAGGAAGTTTCTAGCTCCGAAAGGCATTAGAACGGCGCTAGGCCGCGAGGAAATCAGGCTTAAAAGCGGCGCTAAGATGAAGTTTCTTGCCAGGACGCGCAACGGCGGCAACGGGCAGCACGGTTCGTTGTTGATTTTTGACGAAGCGCAATATTTGGAGCCACAGTCTCAAGGCTCGTTTCTCGGTGCTATCTCGGCTTGCAGGACGCGACGAGGGCCGCAGACGATTTACAACGGCAACGCGCCAGAAGAAAACGACTACGGCCTAGTTTTCGAGCGAATCAGAAACGATGCGTTGTCCGGCAAGACGAAGTGCACGGCGTGGACTGAATGGGGCGTTGGTTCTAGCAAGCAACCGCCAAATACCGATGATCGCGAAGTGTGGAAACGAGTAAATCCGTCATGGGGTATTCTTTTGCATCCTGATACCGTCGAAGCAGAGCACGAGAGCTTGGAAACCGTGCAATTCGCGCATCAACGGCTAGGTTGGTTCACCGAACGCGAATCAATCGACAGGCTTGTTACAGCGCAAGACTGGAAAGCTCTAGAAGTGGACGATGCGCCAGATTCTTGGGACAAGCTCGCTTATGGCGTTAAGTTTACAGGTGATGGAAAATACGCGGCGCTGGCAGTATGTGTTGTGAACGCTTCGATTTCGCATGTCGAGTTCATCCAAACAGAACCGATGGCGCTTGGTATAGATTGGCTCGTTGATTTCCTTTCGAACAAAAAGCGAATCCAAGAAGCATCGGCAATTGCGATTGACGGCAAGGCCGATGCTGACGATTTGCTAAAAAGACTTATCGCGGCTGGCGTGCCGAAAAAAGCAATCATGCTAATCAACGCGAGCAATGCGATTTCGGCAGCAGGAATGACGCTAAATGCTGTTAGAGATGGTCAGCTAACCCATCTCAAAGATAGCGAACTTGAAGCATCGGCGCTCAATATCACGCGCAGACAGATTGGCAAAAGCGGTTTCGGTTTCGGCGGTGATTTTTCCGAAAGATTCGAAGCGTGCTCAATAGCGCTGTGGGCAGCAAGGACAACGAAGCGAAATCCGAATAGAAAGGCGGTTGTTTTCTAATGGTGGACAAGCAGCCGGACACGTGGCACACGTTAGCGACAATCGAGCCACCTATTAGCATCATGCCTACTATCGGCGGCGATTTTCCGCGAGAATGGCGAGACATGCTCGAAGATTTGCTGTCGCTGTGGGCGAGCAAGATTTGGCGCAATCGGCTAAAGATGCGCTACTACAACGGCAAAAATGTCTTAAAGGATTTCGGCATCAGCATCCCGCCGAAGCTGCTAAACGTCGAAACGATTGTCGGATGGCCGCAAAAGGCCGTTGATGCAATGGCGGTGCGCTGCCGCTTCGATGGCTTTACCGCAAACGATTCGTCCACCCAGGCCATGCTAAACGGCATTGACGAGCGTTCAAGGCTCAGGGTAAAGCAGCGGCAGGCAACGCAATCGACCTTGATTCACTCTTGCAGTTTCGCGACGGTGTCGGCAGACGAGAGTGGACGAAGCCGCATTGATTTCTACAGCGCTGAAAACGCAGCCGCACGATGGGACGATGCGAAAGGTCGCATTGCCTACGGCATGACAATCGACGCATACGACGATGGCATGCCTATCGAGCTGACAATGTACACCGACAATGCAGCCGTCCACGTCTGGCGCTCTGGCAGCGGAATTTGGGATTGGTACGCAGAAATGTACCGCATGGGCAGGCCGACAATCGAAGCGTTCGTGTATCGCCCGACTTTCAACAAGCCTTTTGGTCAGTCGCGCATCAATCGAGCGGTTATGTCGATTACTGACAGCGCAGTTCGCGAAGCGCTTCGTACTGAGATTAGTGCGGAGTTTTTCACATCGCCGCAAAAGTATCTGCTGGGCGCTGACAAGAACGCTTTTGCTAATCCCGACAATCCAGGTGGCAAGACCAAATGGGAAGCTTACATTGGCAACATCTTCGCAGTAGGTCGCGACGAGAACGGCGATTTGCCGACGTTCGGGCAATTGCCGCAAGGAACGATGCAGCCGCATACGGATTATATGCGAGCATTGGCGGCGCGATTCAGCGGTGAGACGAACGTACCGATTAGCACGCTCGGCGTTGTCCACGATCAACCAGCAAGTGCAGAAGCGATTTACGCGGCAAACGAGCCGCTAATCATCGAATGCGAGGATTTCAACGACTCAATGCGAGATTCGCTCAAAACGCTTGCGCTCATGGCGATTGCTGGCGAATTGGACGTGCCATTTGACGAAGTACCAGAAGAGTACGCGAATTTTACGCCGAACTTCCGCAATCCCGCGATGCCCTCTGTTGTGTCGCAAACTGACGCGATGGTGAAAATCGCAAGCGTCGTGCCAGGATTCGCGGGAACAGACGTTTTCTTCGAGCAAATTGGATTCGCTGATGACATGCGGCGCAAGGTCGAAAGCGAAATCAGGCGAAACAGTGCGTCTTTCTCGCTGGCGAGCTTGCTAAACAACGGTAACGACGATGGCAACGCCTAATTTCGAGCAGATTCAGAGCTTCAACAACGTCAAAGGACAGCTAATCGAAGCGGCAACCGATGAATTTCTGGAATACCTTTACGAAGGCATCACACCAGAAGAAGTCATTGACATAGCAGCTTCGCTCGGTCAGAAGTACGCCATGCTGGGCGCTGAGCTAGGCGCTCAATGGTATGACCTTTGCAGCGAGCTTGCAGGAATCGACGCAGACGCGGCAGAAGTCACAGAGGTGGACGAAGAAGCGGTGGACGCTAAGACCCGCGCCACTTTCGAGCGCTCGCAACAGCCGACAGTGCAGGCGGTTTTCAACGACCTGATGCAAAATCTGATAAATGACAGCATCCGTCAAACGGGCGAAGCGAATCTATGGCGCGACTACGAGCGCGGCATAACTGGTGGACGCTGGGCGCGTGTCCCCGTCGGCGATACGTGCGCATGGTGCTTGATGCTCGCTAGTCAAGGCGCATGGTATCTGTCGGAGCAATCCGCGCTAGGTCAAGAAGCTGGGCATTACCACGATGGATGCAATTGCGTCGCTGTCTACCATTCAGACCCCGAAAGCATCCGAGGTTACGAAAATCTAGGCAAGTACAAAGAAATGTACTACGACGCTGACAATACGCGAATCGCAAACAACAAAGGCCGCGAAAAGTACCCCGAAGAGCTGGCGCAGCGCGTCAAAGCGGGTAAAGCACGCCACGAGCTAATAGAAGAAGCAAAACGACTCGAAGCAGAAGAAAACGGCTACGACTACACGCCGAAACCGTGGACAGTCTACAACGAGGACATGATAGTAATGCGCTACAAGTACGGACTGAAATAGCCACGTACCAACAAGGGAATCACAGCGCAAGCCGCTGTTTTTCTAGCCGTCCGAAATGGGCGGCTTTTTTTATCCATCGCCGCTGCAATAGCGGCTTTTTTTATGCCCGAAACGGGCGGATTGGGGAAGTCATGGCAGAAGAGACCACGGCCGCAGCGCAGGAACCAGAACAGCAGGTCGCCGAAGCAGAAACAGACTGGCGTGCCAAGTACGAGGAAATGCGCGGCCATATGCGCGACTGGGAAAAGAAGGCGAAAGCCAACCAGGCCGCAGCTAACGAGCTGGAAAAGCTTAAGACGGCGCAGATGACCGAACAGGAGAAGGCGAACGCACGCGCCGAAGCAGCCGAGCAGGAGTTAGAACAGCTCAAGGCCGAGAAAGCCAAAGTGAACGCGGCAACGAAGCTCGCTAGCGAAACTGGCGTGCCGTTCGAAATGCTCATGTTCTGCGCTGACGCTGATGCAATGTCCGACTTCGCGAAGCAGTACGCGAAGGAAACCCATATCGGCAGCGTGCCGATCTCCAAGGCATCCCGAATCATCACGGGCGAGAAAGACCAGCGCACGAACGCTGATATTTTCGCCGATTTCGCATCAGACCTTTTCAAACAGTAGAAAGAAGGCTAGATCATGGCTCTTGCAACTAATCCCGTCGATATCAATCGCGGCACCACTGGCATTACCCTTCCCTCCCAGCTCTCCGATGAAATTTGGGCGGGTGCGCAGGAAGAGTCCGCAGTTATGCGACTTGCGCAGCGTATTGAGCTGCCAGGTAGCGGTATCACGATTCCCGTCATCACTGGTGACCCGTCTGCCGATTGGGTAGCTGAGACGGCAGAGAAACCCGTCAGCGAGTCCACTTTCGGATTCAAGCAGATGACTCCGTACAAGCTGGCAGTTATCGAACTGTTCTCGAACGAGTTCCGCCGTGACCTTAACGCGCTGTATGCTGAGCTTGTTCGCCGCCTTCCCGCGTCCATCGGCAAGAAATTTGACGAGACAGTTTTTAACGGCACGGCTCCGGGTTCCAACTTCAACGTTCTTACTGGTTCGACCGCTGTTGCTATTGGCGGTACTGGCACTTACGGCAAGCTGGTTACTGCTGCCGAGACAATCGCGACCGCTTCTGATGCGGAGCTGACGGGTTGGGCGATTTCGCCGCAGGCCGAAGCGCTGCTGCTCAAGGCTACCGATGGCAACGACCGTCCGCTGTTTATCCCGAACGCCAACGATGACCGCGCAATTAACAACCTGCTCGGCGCTCCCGTTGCCCGTTCGCGTCGCGTGTTCAAGGCTGGCACGCCGAACGTCATCGGCTTTGCTGGCGATTGGGCGCAGGCTCGCTACGGCATCGTGGACGGCATCAATATCGCCATTTCCGAGGAAGCGACCATCAACACTGGCACGGAGCTTGTCAACACATGGCAGCGCAACATGTTCGCCGTTCGCGTCGAAGCCGAGATGGGATTTGTTGTGCGCAACGCCGCTGCATTCGTCAAGCTGACCGATGCCGCAGCCTAAGCGGTGGACAGCATGAAACTACAGGCACCATATTCTGGCGGTTTTGTCGAAGCTGAGGGCGAGCTGGCAGAACAGCTCATCGCCAAAGGCTTCAAGAAGGCCGACGAGCCGAAGAAGCCGACCAGGAAACGCAGAACGGCAATGGATAAAAAGGAGCAATAACGATGCTTTTCGCAGACGTATCAGATATTGAGCAGCGATGGCGCGAATTGGACGCAAGCGAGACGGTACGCGCAGAAGCATTGATTGCTGATGCGTCTGCGATGCTGGCAAGGCTTGTCGGGAATTTCGACGTAGCGGACGAATCCTATATGCAGCTCTTGAAGCAAACGTGCTGCAACATGGTCATTCGGTCGCTCGGCGCGTCCGGCAATGATTCCACGTACGGCGTGGACAGCATGAGCATCACGGCAGGGCCGTATTCGCAGAATTGGAGCTACAACAATCCAACGGGCGATATGTACCTAACGAAGCTCGAAAAGCGCTTGCTTGGCATCACGTCGAGCTACATCGACACCATTCGCCCCATGATGGATGGTGAACACGATGCAGGGTGCTAGCGTAATCGTCCACGCGCCTACAGCGGCAACGGTGGACAGATTCGGCAACGTCGAGAGCACGTGGACGAGCTATACCGTCGATGACGTGCTAATCGCGCCAGGAGCGACCGCCGACCTCGAAGCGAGCAGGCCAGATGGCGTGCAGGTCGCTTATTCGCTGCATTTCCCCAAGACCTTTAGCGAATCGCTCGAAGGGTGCAAGATTGAATTGCCAGCGCCTTATGGCGGCGTTTACCGCGTCATAGGCAAACCATCGCCGTACATGGGCGCTAACACGCCCACGCGCTGGAATACGCCCGTCGAAGTGGAGCGAGCAGATGGATAGGGTCGAAGTTGACATTAAATCAATCGAGCGTGCCATCTATCAATCCGAAGGCACGAAACCAGCGCTAAAGAAGCTCGGCGATTCGATCGCGGCGCGTGCTAACAGTTTGGGCGCTGGATACACAACGCCGAAATGGCACGACCACGACACGGGCGAGGTCAAGGGCGGCAAGCGTCCAGAATACGGCGCTACGCTCGGCAGCAGGCGCGTTCTTTGCATCGTGCATCCCGAAAACTACGCGGCGATGAAGGACAACTACCTTCATAACACGATGCTAAAGGCAATCTAGGAGGTGGACGTTGTACAGCATCACCGAAGAATTCGTGACGTGGCTGAAATCGCTTGATTTCGCAGCGTCCACTTACCCGCCGAAAGCAGGCGATGAGTTCGTGACCGTCGAGCGCACGGGCGGTGGCGTGTCAGACCTCGTTGACCATCCGATGATGGCGATTCAGACGTGGGCGCAGACCGAGCCACGCGCCGAAGAGATGGCGAACGAAATCCGAATTGCGGCGCTCATCGGCGAGCGTCCACGCGGAGTTACACGCATCGAGGTCAATTCTGGCCCTTATGCGTTCTGGGACGAATCGACGCGCATGCCGCGCTATCAAATCGTTTTCGACGTGACCTGTCAGCTGGTCGATTAATCAAAACTTACAATCAAATAAGGAGGTAGCTATATGGCTACTATGGACGCGAGCCAAGTTACCGTTGGCTCTGCTAGCGTCACGGGCGCTATTTTCGTTGCACCGCAGGGCACGACGCTGCCCACGGACGCGACTACGGCGCTTGGAGAAGCTTTTGTGCTGCTCGGCTTTACGTCTGACGCGGGCGTGCAGATTTCCGAGGAATCCGACAGCGAGAGCATCCGCGCGTGGGAAGGCCGCACGGAAGTATACAACGTGCGCACCGAATACACCGAATCCGTCAGCTTCATGCCGATTCAGTGCAACGCCGACGTGGCAAAGATCACGTGGGGCGATGACAAGGTGACTGTATCGAATGGCAATATCACGGCTAGGCACCACGGCGGCACCATCGAGCCGAAATGCATCGTAATCGAGACCACGCCCCGAGAGGGCATTATCAAGCGCTACTGCGGCACCTTCCAGCTTGTCGAGCGCGGAGAGCAGACGATGGACGGCACGCAGGTGGACGGGCGGCAGCTCACTTTCAATGCCGTCGCTGATTCTAACGGCGTGACCATGTACGAGTACACCACCATTTCCTAGGAGGATAAAAGCCAATGGCGGCAGAAGAAAAGAACACGCGCATTGTCGAGATTCGCGGCGAAGAATACACCGTTGATATCGATTACGCAGAATCCTACGCGGCGTTTCGGTTGCTTAAGAAGATCAACGCGAAGGACGTGGACGCATTCGAAAAGCTCGATTGCTCGTATGAGCTTATCGAGCACGCTATAGGCGTAGACGAAGCCGCGATAGTTGAGCTTGCAGGCGGTGAGACAGCCAAGGCTCGCGACGTGCTTTTGCTTGCCATTGAGTTTATCCAGGCAATCGACCAAAAAAACTAGCAGCGCTCGCGGTGCGTCTCGATAGATGCGAAGGCGCATTGCGAGCTGATTTACAGCGCTATTACGGCATCAACCTAGATGACGCGCTAGGCGGCGCGTGCTCAATCGTCCACTTGGCGGCGCTAGCGAACAATCTCCCGCAGGAATCAGCGTCAAACGTTGCTCTAAACCCAGACGCGGCGTGGACGCTCGAAGCGACCGTGCTAGCTGACCTCAGAAACCATCTAGCAATGCTCATGTGGGGCATGGACGACAAGAAGCATCGAGGTCGCAAGCCGAAGCGAATCGGCCCGTCTTGGATGACCAAGGAGACCATGCGCAAGCTCGAAGCTAGGACGATGACCATTGACGCGCTGATGAAAGAACTTTCAAAGCCGCGAGGGGGTGAGTAAATGGCCGAAGAAATCGGCGTTGCGTATCTGTCCGTTAAACCGAAAATGTCCGACGATTTCGATTCATCCGTCAAGGCGCACGGCAAGAGCGCAGGTGGCGGGTTCGGCTCAGCTTTCGCGGTGGCCGCTGGCAACATCATCGCCAATGCGGTTTCCAACGTCGCAGCAAAGGCCGCTGACGCTTTTACGTCGGCTTTTAATAACTATGCCGAATGGGAACAGCTCGCAGGCGGCGTTGAAAAAATCTTTGACCAAGCCGATATCAGCGGCATCATGCAAGACGCGCAGAACGCCTATAAAGAGCTGAATCTGTCGGCGAATCAGTACCTTGAATCCATCAATCAGACTGGCGCGGCTTTCGCTCAGACGATGGGCGATCAAAAAGGCTACGACACGGCGCGTCAGGGCATGAAGGCGATATCGGATTATGCGAGCGGCACCGGGCGCAACATTGACGAGCTAAATGAGAAGTTCGCGCTGATTACACGCGCCACTAGCTCATATCAGTCAATCGCCGACCAGTTCAGCGGCATCTTGCCGGCTACTAGCGCCGACTTTCTGGCGCAGGCGCAAGCGGCTGGATTGCTCAGCGGCGAGTACACCAAGCTAACCGAAGTTCCCATTGCCGAATATCAGCAGGCGGTGTCTGCGATGCTCGAACAGGGCGTTAAGGACATGGGACTTGCCGACAACACAATGAAGGAATCGACGGAGACCATCAGCGGTTCGCTGGCAATGCTCACGTCGAGCTGGCAGAACTTCATAACGGAGCTTGGTAAGGACGATGGCAACGTGACCGCAAGGACGCAAGAATTAGTCGATAGCGTCGTTGCTGTTGTCAAGAACATTGCTCCCAGGCTGCTCGTTTTCGCGCAGAACCTTTTCGCTGCTATTCCGTCGCTGATAGAAGAATTGCAACCATACATTGATCAGTTCATGCAGCTTGTAGGACAGTTTATCGAAGAGCACAGGCCGCAAATCGAAGCGGCTGCTAACGTCATGTTCGATGGATTGGTGGACGGACTCACGACCATCATCGCGAAGCTAATCGAGCATTTGCCCGATATCATCGCGAAGATTGGCGAAAAGGTTCCCGACATTCGCGGAAAGATTCAGGCGAGCGCATTCGAGATGTTCGGTGGCTTGATTAGCGGATTGGGTCTACAGCTTGAGCCGTTGCTGTCATCAGTCGGCAGCACCATCCAGCAGGCGCTAGGCAAAGTTACTGGATTCTTCGGCGATTTCCAGCGTGCAGGCGGCGAGCTAATCGGGCGAATTTCCAGCGGCATCTCTGGCGCGATTGGCCGAATCAAGGAAGTAATCGACCGCGTCGTGTACGCCATCACGCATCCAATCGAGACGGCCAAGAACACGCTGCAAAACATCGCAGATACAATCGCAGGAATCTTTAGCGGACTGAACATCACGCTACCGCATATCGACTTGCCGCACTTCAACGTATGGGGCGGGGAATTTCCCTACGGCATCGGTGGACAGGGCAGCGCTCCCGAATTCTCTATTGACTGGTACGGCACGGGCGGTTTCGCAGATTCGCCCACGCTCGCAGGCTACGGCGAGCGGGGACTAGAGTTCTACTGGCCTTCATACGGGCCGTATTTCGACCGCTATGCACGGGGAATCGCAGAACACATGCCCAACGGTGGCGGCGTGGACATTCACGATTGCACGTTTAACGTGCGGCAGGAATCGGACATTAGGCGCGTGGCTCAGGAATTGAACACGCTAATTAACAGGCAGACGGCAGGAGGTTTTGCGTAATGCTTTCATTCGACGGGCATGACCTCGAAACGCTGTTTGTTTGCGGTGACCCAGAAATTTCAATCTTGAATTATGAGCCGCGATTGGAGACGTTCGATTCGCGAGACGGCGCGGCCATGCTCGGCGGTCGCTGGGACGTGTCCACGGTGGCGTTCTCGATTGGCGTTCGCGGCACGGCGCTAGAGCGGCGCAACGCCTTTTCTCAGCTTGGAGCGTGGCTAGACGTGGACGATCCGAAGCAGCTCATATTGCCCGACACGCCCGACCGCTATTATCTGGCAGTTCCGAATGGTTCCGTTGATTTGCGGCGCGGCATCCTCGGAGAGATTGCGCAGTTGTCGTTCACGCTGACAGACCCGATTGCATACGGAATCGAGGAAAAATACGCATCGGTTCCGTATGGCGGCTCCGTAACTTTCAACGTCGGCGGGACTGCTCCGACTTTTCCGTACTTCGATCAAACGCTAGAAAGACCCGACCAGACCACGAAACAATGGGGGTTGCGTCTTGATAGCCATGACGTTTTCATCCTAGATTTCGGCACGACAGCCAACAGGACGATTAAAGCTGATTTCGGCGAGCGCGTTTCATACGTGAACGGAGTAATCAAGCTACCGACCATAAATAGCGACTGGTTCGCGCTAACGCCCGGTTCGCATACCGTCGAAAACCACATTGGCAGCGGTAACGGCCTACGGATTAAATGGCACGAAAGGTGGTATTAATGCGATTCATCGTTTACGACAATCTTGATACGCAGCTCGGCGAATTGTCCACTAACGATGTTTTCGCATGCATCCGGCGCGAGGAAATCAACGGCGAGCATTCGCTTGAAATCACGACAACGCAGGTGCTCGAAAAGGGGCAGCGCATCGTGTACAAAGACGGGCGCGGCTATTGGCGCGAATACGTCGTTTCAGGCGTTGACGAAGAGCACAGCGCAGGCCGAACGATTCTCGGCACGTACTATTGCGTTTGGAGCTTGCAGATTGACTTGCAGGGCGTGACCGTCTCGAAGATGCCAGGCGTGCAGAATCCAGTTGCCGCGCGTCTGGCGCTCGTCGATGCGTTGTCAGAACAAACGCGGTGGACAATCGGCAACGTCACGCAGAACACGACCGCAGGCGCGAGCATGTACGACATGAGCGCTTGGAAGGCGATTGGCGTGCTCGTTGAGAATTGGGGCGGCGAGGTGTCCACGTCTATAACGGTGGACGTTAACGGCTACGTAGTGACGCGAGCCGTTAACCTGCTAGCGCACGAGGGTTCGCAAGAAGCTAATCGCCGCTTCGATTTCGGCCATGATCTAAAATCCGTCAAGCGCTCGATACCAGACGGGCCGCTGTATTGCAGGATTTCGCCACGCGGCAAGGGCGAGCAGACGGAAAGCGGCGGGTATGGCCGAAAGATTCGCATCAACGAAGATGACCCGTCGCAGCCTGATTGGCTCGAATACGCGCCGATGGTGGACATAGCGAAGCTATCTGATGGCAGCGGCGGGTATCAGTATCCAACGGTGATTGTCGAAAACTCCGATTGCGAGACAGCCGCTGAACTGCGCACGTGGGCGCAAGGCATCCTAGCTGAGACGCTAACGCCTAAAGTCACGTATGAGGTGGACGTGTTGCAGGCCGCACGCGAGGGAATCGACCTGCAAGGCGTTTCGCTCGGCGATGCGGTCGAAATCGTCGATAGGAAGTTCGGCGCTGACGGTTTGCGCATCACCGGGCGTGCAATCGCCGCGGAAGTGGACGAAATCACAGGCCGCAGCGATTCGCTCGAAATCGGGGCGTTTGCCGAAAAGCTTGCGAGCAAGTTCACCGACGATGGCAGGTTGGCGCTCGAAACCGTCAATGCGCTACAGGCGAACATGTCCACGGCGGCGTACATCGAGAGCCTAGTTGACCGAATCAATGCTGAAATCAACGCGACTGGCGGCTATACGTACATTGTGCCAGGAAACGGCATCTTGACTTTCGACGTTGCGGTGAACGACCCGCTCAATCCTGTCGAAGCGTCGCAGGTTGTCGAGGTAAAGGGCGGCACGATTCGCATTGCGAACAGCAAGGACGCGCAAGGCCAGTGGGAATGGAAAACGGTTTTTACGTCTGGGCATATCGCCGCGAATCTCGTAACCGCCGCGAACATCACAGCAGGATATGTCAGCGCCGACGTTATCAAAGGCGGTACGCTGATTGTCTATGACACATCAGCAGAGACGGACGTTATTTTTAAAGCTGATGTAACGAATCATGCAACGGATATCGGCGGCTTCACAGTAAGCGGAAATAGCCTTTCGAGCGATTATGTTTCGTTGTCGAATCGCAGCGTTAATCTGCTTCGAAATGGAAACGTGGTTGGCTCAATTTTCGCGTTCGACACTAGCAACGTTATGAAAATTGAAGCGCCGTCATTGCACTTAGATACATCGAACTATTTTGCCATTAACTATAAGCACGAATCGTCTGGGTCAACGGTATACGATGGTCTTGTTGCGATTTGGCCACAGCGAAACTACATGCGCTTCTACCCTGATATCGGATACGCGAAATTCACCATTGGAACGGAAATTAAGGAAAGCACCGACAGAACCTCCCCGAATAAAATCGGCCCGTTCATAGTCAAGAGCGATGGTTTAACAAATTACAACAGAACTGGTCTGTTAGACAATACGCCAGGCTTGTTTTTTGCGCCAAATGGCATTTCGTACTATGGCACGGCGGCTGATTCAAGCGACAATTACACCTATGGGATTCTGCAAGATATAGGTGTGAGCGTTGGTGTAGGCACGTCTGACAGGGCAAGACTCCGAAAAGAAGAGCTAACATTCCTCAACAGCTCAGGCTCCCAAAACCTGAAACTTAACGCGACAACTGGCTATTTACAGTTTCTTACCAACGGCACAAACCACGCTTACCTGCTATGTTCAAGCATCACTGGCGCTGGCAGAGTGCTACGCATGGGTGCAAGCGCGGGAATCGTGCTGACTGGCGGCATCTGGACGGGCAGCTACACAGCTCTTGACGGTAGCGGCACGTATAAAAAAGGCATCACGAAAGATATCTACTATCAAGACCATAACGGAAACAACAAATGGCTTGAGTTTACCAACGGCATTCTCACTGATGCTGGATAGAGAAATAGCACTTACGTGAAAACAAACTAGCAGACTAACAGGGCGCTTCAATTGCGTCTACGTACTAAAGGAGGTGCGCCTAATGCCCTTCAACCAGCATGCGCAAAAGCAGGTGATGCCATGATCGCATGGACAACGCCCACAATCCCGCTGATTATCAAAGGCGGCAACGTGCTGGGCGATAACGTCCGCATCGAAATCACGATTGCCCAGGACGGAAAGAGCGTGACCGTCGAGCCGATCAGCATGAGCGCCGAATCAGATGGCGTTCACTGCGAGATCGAGCTGACGCAGCTCCAATCGGGCGGCTTCCACGCGGGGGTTGTGCGCGTGCAGGCAAACGTGATTGACAGCAACGATTACAGAGCGGCGAGCACGTTTGCGGATGCGCTCGTTGGCAGCAACCTATTGCCGAAGGTGGTGAACTACGA